GACCAGTCTGGAAATGCAGACCTAAACCTATTTGCAACCACAACGCTAGGCGCTAACTTCTTTGGTGCGGCGTACTCACAACCTACGAGGTTATTCTATGTGGGATTTAATGCCTATGCTCCTGGTGGGTCTGCTACTTATAATCTTGATTTCCAAGTAAGCAACGACGGTATAACTTGGACGACGTGGGAGTCATTCCCCGCAGTAACCTTAAGAGACCGCGAGTGGAAATATTACGGCATCAACACCACGCAGGCGTTTAGATATTATAGACTAAACAACCGCACAGGTGGCAGCACGTATTCTCTTCGTGCGATTCAGTTTGCTCAGTCGCAGCAAGTCATTCCGATGGCAAGGCTTAATCGTACTGACTACTTCTCCCTACCAAACAAACAATTCCCAAGTCAGCGCACGCTACAGTACTGGTTCAATCGCCAGATTGACCCAGAGATGTATTTGTGGCCAGTACCCAATAATAACTTCCAAGCGTTTTCCTTGATCCTTGAGTGCCAGCCACAAGACGTCGGATCGTTGACAAATGAGTTGTACATGCCGGATCGTGCGGTACCTTACTTCCAATCTGCGCTGTCACACAAGCTGTCAATGCAGTTACCAGGAACAGACATAAACCGGATCCAGTACCTGGAAAAATTAGCAATGGACGCTCGTACAGCATTTGAAGAAGAGGATCGTGACAAGTCACCAATCTATTTCCAACCTAATATAAGCTACTACACACGATGACCGGCGCATACGTAATGAATTACGACAACCTGGTGCTTGACGTTCAGCGGTACATGGAGCGTGACGACCCAGGTTTTATAGCACAGATTCCAAGCCTAATTGGTTTGGCAGAGTCTGCCATCGCGGCAGAATTAAAGACACTACTGCAGCTGACCGTGGTAGAGACAACGCTAGCAGTAAACCAAGTCATTCTGCAAAAACCGGCGCGTTGGAGAAAGACGGTATCGTTAAAAGTAAACGGGGCTCCGATTGTAATGCGCTCACAAGATTACATTGCGATGTATCAATCCGAGTCTACTGCAGCAACGCCTAAGTTCTACGCAGAGTACGACTATAATAACTGGGCTATTGCGCCCGCACCCAGTGCAAGTGCCTCTGTAGAGATCATTTACTACAGCGAAATTCAACCATTGGATACAACAAATCAAACCAACTTGTTCACCAGAGAGTGCCCGCAGGCCATGCTATTTGGTACGTTACTGCAAGCCCAGGGTTACTTAAAGGCCTTAGACAAGCTGCCAGTTTGGAAGTCATACTACACAGACGCAATCGGCGCGCTCAAAAAAGAAGATAACAGCCGCAGGATTGACCGAAATACTACGGTACAGGAACCTTAAAATATGCCAACATTTACATCGCCGTTTACTGGCACCGTTGTCCAGCCAACAGACGTATCGTACTATTCGCTTAGTTTTAGCGCAAACGTACAGCTCTTTTGGCCGGCCGTTGTAAACCCAACGCAAGTCCCGGCCGCGCGTATTATTGACGCCACACCTACTGTTGCCAGTTTAGTTATTACACTACCAGAGGCAAACCAGGGCACCACTGGTGCGGATATTTTAATCCGTAACTTTGGTGCTGTTGCGTTCACTGTTCAAAATTTTGGAGGCACGGGATCGGTTTCAGTTCCCGCAGGTGTATCTAAATACTTCTACCTATCTAATAATTCAACTTCTGCGGGTGTTTGGCAAAACGTTACGTTTGGCGCTGGGACATCATCGGCTGATGCTGCCTCATTAGCCGGCCTTGGTTTAGTTGCGCTTGCTGGCAAACTAAATACCACACAAAATATTATTGAGGTATCTTCCCCGCCCACAATTACCGATGCCAGCCGTGCCAGCACATTTGTATGGACCTCCGGTAATAATACCGTTAACCTGCCAACGGCAACTAGCCTAACAAGTGGTTGGTTTATTGCGTTTAGAAACAGCGGTACCGGCACATTAACATTTGCGCCACAAGGCGCGTCGTTAATTAACGGTGGTGCAACACTAGGTGTAAACCCAGGAGAGTCTGGTTTTATTATGTTTCAGCAGTCAACCAACAACTTTTTTACCGTTGGTTTGGCAATACCATCAAATGTAACATTCACATCCGCATCATACGACGTGGATTCAATTGTTGGCAACACGTTTAGTCTTGTATCATACGCACCAATTATTCAGACGTACGTTGCGCTATCGGGCACACGCGCAACTACTTTGGCTGTTACCCTTCCAGCCACGACGCAACTTTATGTGTTGGTTAACGACACAAATCAACCAACATACAACGTCACGTTTCAAGTATCTGGCAGCCTACAGACGCCAATTAGTTTAACCGACGGTTCAATTGCCCTTGTACTAAGCGATGGTAACTTTTTATACGTCATTAGCCAAACGACAACAAACGTATTTCTTGGAATTAATGGATCCGCCGCGGCACCATCGCATTCGTTTATTAGCAACACGAACACGGGTATGTATTTAGTTGGAACTAATGTGCTTGGACTATCAGCCAACTCAACTAATATGTTAAGACTCGATAACACCAACACGCTAAGTCCGCAGGTATCAACACCAGCGACATTTAACGCAGGACGAATTGGTGGCGGTACGTTCTAATGGCCGGAGAAAACAAGCTACCAGATCAGTTTAATCTGGTCTATACGCTTGGCGTGCAGCCAGGTATAAAACGAGACGGCACCGTATTTGAGTCACGCGAGTTTAGTGATGGAGAATGGTGTCGTTTTCAGCGTGGTACGCCTAAGAAAATGGGCGGATACCGCGAGCTGTTTGCGACATTCACCGGCATCCCGCGTGGCATGATCACCAACTCGTTTAACGGCGTTAACTATGTATTTGTTGGTAACGAATTTGGTTTAGAAGTATTTACAACAGGCACCACATTCGGTGTTGGTAGCGGTCCGCTTACTGTAAATATTTTACCTGGCTACTCACCTTTCACATTAGTATCCAACACCGTTAGTCAGTTTGTTGTGGCGACCAATGTCACCGCAGCATTCCCCGCTGGTATGAAAGTTATTTTTAATAATAGCGCTGCTACACAAACAACCGTAATTAGTTCATCGTATACGGCGCCAAATACTACGGTAATTGTAACAACGTCAAGCATTGTTGGGTCGCCAACAACGGTGTCCTTGTATGATGAAACATATACGCCGGATCCAAATCTGTTATGGCAGTTTGACTTACAGTATTCCCCCGCTGGCGGATCGTTACAAGTGTTGGCGCACCCAGGTCAAAACCTAGCAAACATTGACAACGCCGTACAGACCCAAGTACTAATAGGTGGGTTGCTACCAAATGCTTCTAACCAGTGGAATTTTCAAGGGCTGGCGGATACAGGCGGCCAAAATCCAACCTATCGTCCAATCGTAGTAGACGGCGGCGTCTGTGTATTGTATCCATTCACGTTTGTGTATGGATCGGATGGGTTTATTGCCAACAACAACGTCAACACCAACACAACATTAGCAACATACAACCAGCAGACAATTACCGACTGGAACGGAGCAACCTCTAACCAGGTTAACATGGCCTCGTCTAAGATTGTTAAGGGCATACCAGTCAGGGGTGGTACTAACTCACCGTCCGGACTGTTCTGGGCAACGGACAGTTTGATTCGTGTCTCGTTCACTGGCGCCGCGCCCTTGTATTGGCGTTACGATATTATTTCTAGCCAGATCTCTACAATATCATCCTCCTGCTTTGTTGAGTCGGATGGCATTTTTTACTGGATGGGTGTTGACCGTTTTTACCAATACAACGGTGCGGTCTCTGTACTGCCAAATGATAAGAACGTAAACTGGCTATTTGATAACCTCAATTTTGTACAACGCCAAAAGGTATGGGCTACTAAAGTACCTCGGTATAATGAGATCTGGTTCTTTTATCCCCGCGGCGATGCAACGGAATGCACTGACGCTATTATCTATAACGTCAAAGATAAAATCTGGTATGATGCCGGTAGTGCTGTTGGTTCACGCAGGTCATGTGGATACACCACAGAAGTATTCCCTACACCAATCTGGGCTGGTTGGGAGGACATTAACACATTTAGCACACCGTTTACTGTAATTAGTAGACCCGCCAGCCAGCCAGCTTTAAACGCCAACCAAATTTATTTAAGCGGCGATGTGTCAATTACATTTGGTGCTGGTGATTATATCTCCACATCAAACGGCAACAACCCAACGGTGTACAAGGTAGTAACTAGCCAGTTTATATTTACGTCCGCCATAACGGCAACTAACCCAAATGGTGTTACGTTAATTACAGTAGACCGAAATTTTAATCCAGCGCTTGTTGCGGGTAATTTGGTGTACTATATTGAGGGTGGCTACCCGCTTTGGCAGCATGAGTTTGGTACAAACGCAATTACGTTTAACCAAGAGTTTGCAATTACTTCAAGTATTACAACCTGCGACATTAGCTGGGTAGGTGGAATACCATCTCAAGATACGCCCACCGGCGTTAATCGACGTATGCACCTAAGACGTGTAGAACCAGACTTTGTACAGGCTGGTACAATGGCTTTAACTATTTTGGGCCGTAAGTTTGCTCGTGGTGCCACAGAAAGCTCTGGTCCGTTTTACTTTGACCCAGACACTGGTAAAATTGACATGCGCGTAGAGCACCGTGAGGTTCGCCTTAAGTTTGAGTCCAACGTGCTTGATGGTAACTTTGAGATGGGTCGCCTGCTAATTACTGCAGAGTACGGTGACGAGAGACCGTGAGTATCCAAACATTTTTTCCTATCAACCCAGAGTATATGACATGGGAAGATTGGAACGGCAACTTCCTACATTACTTTGGCGAAGAGCCGGTTATGTACGGTACCGAGGAAGACTGGAGACTGGTTGCTAAAAATATTAGCCAGCTGACCACATTTGAAAGCTACCCCGTTCCAGACCCGGATACGTTTAAGACGTGGCAAGAATGGGCCTCGGCGCTCAGCTTTATTTTAAACGGTCCGACTGAATAAATAGGGCGCTAAGTGCCCTTTTTTTGTATTATTATATATAGAAGCAAACTAACCCCAAAGGAGTCAATATGCACGGCCAACAGACAATGAAGTACCTCAATGACAAGGCAGTAGCAGACGCCATGCTTGCAAAACAGCCTAAGGATGTAGTTGATCCTGCCTTTGAAAAGGCAGTACAAGAGGCCCTCGCAGCTCGCGCTAAAAACATTACTGAGTAAATGTCCGCTCTGGACATGCTAGACCCGCGGTATGGAATACGCCATTTTGACGAAGGCGGGTCTACTGCTGTCCCTGGATTTGACCCTGATTTTTATTTAGCATCAAATCCAGACGTTGCGGCAAATTGGGGTGGTGACGCGTATTCACATTATACCCAGTATGGCCAAAGCGAAGGAAGAGCGCCATCGGCGCCAGTGGCACAGTCAGCACCGGCAACCCGTGCGGATATTGAAGGTTTGTACACAAATGTTCTAAACCGTTCAGCGGGTCAAATAGATCAAGCCGGGTTAGATTATTGGACACAACAGGCAAATCTAGGCGTGCCTTTAAATGATATTCGGCAGTCTTTTTATGCTTCCCCCGAATACCAGGCAATGCAGACTAATACAACGTTGCCATCAATTAGTCAGATTAATTCTGAAAACCGAATTGCAGCAGAGACACCAGCTAACCCGTATGTAGGTAGACAGGTGACGTCTAGCACTGGCCAAACATATAACTACGACGACATTGTAAACCAAGTAAACGCTAGATACACAAACGATCAAAAGACACCTGCACTTGCAGTAAAATCTGGTCTTCAGCTTGGCCTCCCAGAGGAAGTTTTGCTAACTCTCCCTGGTATAACACCACAAGCACTTGCGGAAGGTAAGCAGCTAATTGCATCTGGTGCGTTCCCCACAACTGCTGCTTCAAGCACTGAGGGGCCTATTACCCCAGCACCGTATGGTTCTGAAATGTATAACGCACGTATTGCCGCTGGGTTAGATGCTTACGGTTATCCCGCAGCACAAGTTGCCGCAATGCGCGCTGCCGGTACATACGTTGAGCCATCTGGCGCTTCTACACAAAATCAAACAAGTTCTGGAATTCCTTATTCCAACATTGTTAATGCAGTTCAAAGCACTTTAGCTGACTCTTCTTTAACAGCGCAGCAGCAAGCCGATAAGATTTATAATGTTGCAAAAGAATACAACGTTGGCGCCCAAGACATTGCAAATGCGTTAGGCATTCCTTTTAGTCAAGTTCAGGATTATTTTAACCAAGCGGGACAAGGTAGCTACGTTAACCCCGTTACAGAAACAGTGGTGCCAACGGGGTCAACTGCGGCTATTCAAGATTGGTACCAAAAAAATCTGTACCGAGATCCCGATGCAGCTGGGTTAAATTATTGGAGTCAACGTTTTGGCGATACATTAGATGCAGCAGAATTAGCAATTTTAAATGCCTCTACCGAAGCTAAAACTAAATCTGATCTTTCTACTTATTATCCAACCGTAACGGGCCGTACTGCCGATACAAGCGGTTTAAATTATTGGTACGATAAAGTTGCCAAAGGTGAAATTAGTTTAGCCGACGCTAAAAAAGGAATTGCTGAGTCGACAGAAGGACAAATATATTCTGCGTATACGGATACAACTGGTCGTGCTCCAGATCCTAACGGCCTTAAATACTATCAAGATCAGCTTGCTGCTGGAAAAACCATTGCGCAAATTCGTTCTGAAATGGCTTCTACCGACGAAGGTCAAAGGTACGCCGTTAATTCGTTGTACAAAGACGCGCTGTTTCGTGATGCCACGCCTACAGAGCTAACAGAAATTACAAACTTGCTCAAGCAAGGTTACACCATAGATCAGCTCCGTGAAAAAACCTTTGCTCTGCCAGAGGTTATTGTAACTCAAGACTATAAAAAGTACTTGGATCGTACGCCAGATGCAGCTGGTTTAAAAAACTGGATGGATCAGTTAGCCACTGGTAAAACTAAAGAGCAAGTTGCACAAGCAATTGCGTTATCTAATGAAAGTATTGCTACTAATTCACCTATTGTAAAGACTAACCTTGAGGCGGTGTTGGGTAAGTCTGTTGTTGACAGTATGACTGCAGATCAAATTGCTGCGTACACAAAAACAGTTTTAGATCCTGCAAGAGCAATTAACGCTCCAGTTACTAAAGAAAACTTTGATGCTGCGTATTATTTAGCAAAAAATCCAGACGTTGCTAACTCGTTTTATAACCGAGATCCTTACGGGCATTATTTAACTCACGGCGTTTACGAAGGTCGCGCTGGCAATCAACAAACAACATACGCGACTCAAGCAGATAATTTAAAAGAAGTTTATAGGCAAATTGCTTTAGATCCAGTGTTGGGTCCTAAGTTAAAAGAATCTAACCCATTGTTATGGGAAAAAGTAACCCCACTAACAACTAGACCCGATGAGGTTATTAGAACTGAGCGTATAGATTACGGTAAGTTTGGTACGGTAGAGATTGAAGGCGTTAAGGTTCCCATATTAAATGCTTCGTTAATAGATAACGTACTTAACGGTGTTGAAAGCGGCACTATTCAAGATACTTCACACGGAAGAAATGCGTGGATTAGGGAGTTAGGTTGGAGCAGTAATTCATTTAGTAGCAAAATAGCTAAAGGCGCTAACGCACTTGGTGCAACTAAAGAGTTTAATGAATTTAGTAATAGGTATGACTATGCTGGATTAAATCAAGCCGCTGATTTGCTTAAGATTGACAAGACTCAATTTAAAGACATAATACATCCTCAACTAACTAAAGAAGTAAAGGATGAAAACGGAAATATTGTTACACCTGCAGGACAGCCAGTTTATCAACGAGACGGTGAAGGTAACATACAAGTTGATAATTACGGAAATCCAGTGCCTGCAATGTATGTTGAAACTGCAGAATCACAACTTTATGATGCTATAAGCAAAGCCGCTAAAGATTTGTATTTAGTTACTGGCGATTCACTAACACCAGGTCGTGCTGTAGAAGGCGGTGCTCAAAGTTTTGATAGTGTGTTTTACAAGCGTGAAGGCAACGAGTTAATTCCTATTAGCAAACCGCAAGCACACGGTGGTATGCAAAACATGGATGTATATTCTAAAAAAAGTAATTCGTTTGGAACTTTCCTCACCATGGCAGTTGCAATAGGTGCAGCTGCATTTGCTCCTCAATTATCAGCGTACTTTGTATCCACTATGGGTGCTGGTATTGGCGCTACCATAGCAACTGGGGTTGTACTTGGTGCTGGTGTTGGTGCAGCAAACGCAACAATCGCTGGAAAAAGTATTGGTGATGCGTCTGTAAAAGGTGCTGTTGTTGGTGGTGTAACTGCTGGCGTTACCAGTGGAATATCACAAGGATTAGATACAGCATTTCCACCAACACTTGCAGCTGATGGGACAAGGGTAGCAAATCCTATTTTCACTGGCGTCAGTGAAATGATGGGTGGTGCAATTTCACCAGCGGGTGTACAGTCGGTTGTTTCCCAAACATTAGCTCGTACATTGGCAACTGCAGCCCAAGGTGCTAATGGGGACAGAATTTTAAGCACATTTGGAACTGCTTTAGTATCCTCTGGATTAAGTACGGCAGCATCTCAGCAAATCGTAAGTCAAATGAAAGATGCTGGATTTGACAAAGATAGTGTTGCCAAATTAGCTAGAACGGTACAACTTGCCGTTAACACCGGGTCTACTGCTGCGTTAAGCGGTAAGAGTAATGAACAAATTTTACAGTCTATTGTCACAGGTGTTATAGCTGGTGCCCCCAGTATTATAAGGGCAACTGGTACGACTACTACAGCCGGTACAAATATTAATCCGGCTACAGGTCAGCCATATACAGGCAGTGATCAAAGCTCAACGGTTAGTCCAAGTAGTGGCGATCCAACGATAGATATGACAGATCTGCCTATTAATCCAGCCACAGGCGAACCATATACAGGATCTGATCAAAATAGCACAGTAAGCCCGAGTGGCACTACAACAGGTGGATCGGCTACAACAGGTGGATCGGCTACAACAGGTGGATCGGCTACAACAGGTGGATCGGCTACAACAGGTGGATCGGCTACAACAGG